TAGATGGTCTATACTTACCGTATATTCGTAGTTGCCTATGCCCTGATAGGACGGGTCTTCCGCACCCAGCCCGTAGCGGTTCTCCACGCCTGTTGCGACTGTGATACTGGCACTCTGCACCGTGCTGGATGAGAGGGTTCCGACCACCACTGCGGCGTCGGTCCACTCCAGCGGAGAGAGGGCGTATGTCGGGGAGAGTGATGCTGTTCCTGTTGCCACGGTCATATATACAAAGTCCAGGGTTATTATTATTGCGTTGTCCATCTCCACAGAGAGGTCCATGTTGGTGCAACGGCATCCTGCGAAGGTATATGATATTGATGCGCCGGCGTCATCGAGGAACGATGACGCTATGGTGAGGGTCTTCGGACTGCTCCCGGCATCGTAGTTGGTCACCGGCGATCCGGTGGTCGTGGGGAAGACTGCCTCCAGCCATTCGGTGTTCGAGGTCAGCGAGAAACTGACCGACAGCGACCCTTCGGTGCGCCCCTTGATTATCCCGCATGGCTCTCTGTTGCCCATGCCGGTGTTCCTCTGATAGTTGCGATTGATTGTCCAAGATTGCAGGTTCGGGCATACCCCGAAGACCTTGTCGGTGGTGTCGGCAGTCCCAGCGACCGCCTCGAAACCCCACATGACTTTGACGTCCGTCCCTGATAGTGCTATGCTCATATTATCTCACCTCTGTATTGTATCCTGATGTCGTAGACCTGACCGTATGCACGTTTCATCCCCTCCATGCGGTTCCCGCCGTCAACGAAGAGCAGAGCGTCGATGCCGTCATACCTCATGCGCAGGGCGCGGTCATCGAGGATGCCTTCGAGCTTGGTGCGGATTGCGTCCCCTCGGTCACGGCTGGGGCCGTAGAGGTGCAGTTGGTATGATTCCACCCTGTCCCTCGCATGGTAGCCGATGCCCTTGACGGTATTGTCATAGCTCGTTCTGATGATGTAGATAGTGTCCCGTTCCTGCATCTGCCCGTGTATCATGTCGTAGTCCGACACAAAGACCGGAAGGCGGTAGTTGGTGTATTCTGTGCTTGTGGTGGCGTAGGTCAAGGATGGGTAACTGCCATCCGTGAGTGTCCACACTTCAGTATCCCATGTTGCGAAGTTGGCAGGGTCTTGCATCTCCGATGTGGTCAATCCTGTCCCCCCCGCCGATGTCGCCTGTCCAGATGTGGTGGTGTCCCAGTAGGATTCTGAGACCTCCCCGTCATTGCTTCCGAGACCGGTGTTGTTGCCGATGAGGCCTCCATAGTCGGTTCCATCACCGAGGTCGGTGACCACGCCGATGGAGTAGCAGTCCTCGATAATGCCGTTGTATGCGATGCAACCAACAAGTCCGCCGACCGCATCCCCACCGTCCCCGGTGACATCCCCATGGGCATAGCAGTTGATGACAGTCCCCTTCTGACCGCACCCTATCAGCCCACCTATCTGCACCCCGCCCGTCCCGCCTGTGACGGTGACGTCGGCATGACAGTTGCTCATCACGGGGTTGTTGGTGCCTCCGACGGATTCCTCGAAAGATGACCATGAACCGCACAGCCCTCCGACCTCGGAGAGCCCTGTGACGGTGGATGATTCGGCATAGCATCCCGTTACGGTGGTGTCGCTGTTGCCGGTCGTCCTGCCGATAAGGGTGCCGACATACTCGTTCCCCTCGATGGAGAATCCCGTCAGGAAGAGGTCTTTGATTGTCGTCGTCCCTTCCTCGGTTCCGACGTGACCGAACAATCCGACGTTGTCATCGGTTCCCGTGATGGTCAGGTTGCTGATAGTGTGCCCGTTGCCATCGAAGGTTCCGCTGAAGTGCTCGGCGTCATTGCCGAGAGGGGTGAAGTCCACGCCGTCAAGGTCGATGTCGGCATTGAGGGTATAGTCGCCCGACAGGTTGTCGTTGATTGCCTGTAGTTGTGTGGCAGTGTTGATGAGCTTGGTGGGGGTGTAGGTCTCCCATTGGTCGATGATGTATTGCTTGATGGTGTCCTCGACGGTCACGGGACCACCGCCATCATCTCTTGGTATCGGGAGAGGATGCCATCGACCTCTTTCCTCATGCGGTCAAGCTTGGCATCCACCGAGGATGCGTCTGTTCCAGATGGCAGGATTTTGCGATAGTCATCCGAGCCGACGATCCGCATCGCAGTGAGCATAGCCGACGCCTTCCTTATGCTGGGTGGGACTATTGCTGACCCTATGCGGTATGTCACCCGATACTTGACCTTCATCGGTGCAAGTCGGGTGATGGGCATCGACGGGTAGCCGATAGCGTCCCCGATGATTATGATGCCGTCCTCCTCATCAACGTGGTAATCGTCAGTATCGACTTCCGACCACGCATCGTCCTCCCACTTCTCCAACTTGTCCCCTTCCGTATCGGTGTCCCAATCGAGGAGGTTGCGGTGGTCGAGAAAGAGCCTCCTCATCCCGCCGGTGTTGCGGTAGGGCATACGGGACTTCTTGATGGCAATGACCTGCTTCTCGCCGAACGAGGAATGGGTGATGCGGTCTATCTCGTCGTCCGCCTCCTCTATCCACGCATTGACCTCGGAGAGGGTGGGGTCGGTGGTGGTGGTGAATGTCACCCTTCCCATGACACCGCTGTCATCCTGCTCGGTCAGTCGTAACAGTGATGCCACGTCAGTCGCAGTGCAGTAGGTCATTGCCACCCCACCTCTTGGTGTATGTTGTTGATTACCAGGTCATCGCTCATCCAATCATCCTCCCCTTCCCAGATGTTGAGTTCTGCAATCCTTCCGTTCAGCCCATCGCCTATGGTGACGGCAAGGTCGGCATCCTTCTGTCGGGTGGACAGCGATGCGGTGGCGATGCCTGAGGTCAGCCCATCGGATGCGTATAGCTCGAGGGAGTTGTCCTTCAGTTTGACGTGGCATCCAATCCAACGCTGTTCAAGGGCGGAGATGGTGGCGGTCTTGTTGCCCACCCCGTCCTCTGCCGATGCCGTCAAGGTCTTGGCGGTGGCGTTGTAGGTGATGGTGAGGATGTTGGTCGCACCGTCGGTCTTGGAGAACACTTCTTGGTCATCGCCTGTGGTGGGCTTGAACAGGGCGTAAAGGTTCACCACGTCTGCGGTCAGGGGAATCCTCTCATCGTTGATGGCGGTGAGCTTCTCCGTTCCATCATACACTTGGGCGACCTTGTAGTTGTCATCCGTGGCGTAGGAAGGCATGGCATCGGAGTTGAGCAGGGCGAAGGAGGTGTTCGGTGCGTAGGTGAATGTCCTCTGGAGGTTATGCTCAATCAGGATGCGGACTTCCTCATCGGTGAGGACGCGGTCATAGATGGACAGACGGCGGAGGATGAACTTCGCCCATTGAGTATCGTTGCCGAGTTGCCCGATGAAGAGGCCTCCAGCGCATACCCCGTTCGTTCCCGTCTCCTTGACGATGGAACCGCCACGGGAGGCGTTGTGGAATGTGAGGGATGTGGCGTTCCATGATATTACGGACATCTGCACATCGGCATTGGCGGGGGTGATGGTGAGGGTCTCCTCGACTGAACCTGCGGTGACTTCTTCGAGGATTAGATCGCCACCCTCGAAGGACAATGAGCAATGGTTGTCGGCATCCTCATACAGCGACAGTATCGTCTGCCGTGTCGTGGATGCGAGGTCGAAGGCAGACCAACGGATGGCGATTGAGCCTTCCGCACCATAGGGTAGTGCGACTGTGCCGTATTGGTCTGTGCCATTGAAGTCGGTGGCACGGAACAGGAAGTCATCAACGGTGGCGGTGGGTTCTTCGGGAACAGTAAGGAAGTCCGCAAGGACTGCGGTCTCCGTGGCTTCGGTCAGGGAATCGGAGAGCAGACCGATGTGGTAGTATGTCCCATGATTCACCGTGGTCTCCGTGGGTGATATGTGTATGTCAGCGTTGAGCGTTGCCGTTGAATCGACAGTCACGCTGTCGGCAATCAGAACGTTGGCGGAGAGGGTTGCGGTGTCGGAGAGGGTGATTGATGTTGATGTCAAAGTATCAGCGTTAAAAATATCATCTTTCCCCGTTTTCATTGAAACAATGTTACTATTGATTAATATATGATTCTGTCCTGATAAATCGGGAGAATCCCTAAATAAAGACATTGTGCTGTTAATCACAATCAGATTTTTGGTATGATAATAAAGACCTTTTCCGGTTGTGTCAAGAGAACAATTCACAACATACATTTTTTTATCATTATACCCAGTGGCAAACCCATAACGGTTATCATCAAATGTTGAATTGATGAGCACAACATCGCCATTAAAGAGGACACCTAAATCACCTGATTGAAAATCAACTGATTCAATGTAAGTTTGACCTCGTGCTTTTAACACAACAGAATAAACACCGCCCGATGTTTGTATCGTCATTTGGCTTATCATGACCTGTGCGGTGGTTGTAATCTGAAAATCAACACCGCTGATTATCGTTCCTGCACGGCTCTCACCGACTAATTTTAACGATTTATCAACCTCAACACTCTCATTATACGTTCCATCCCGTATCTCGATGATGTCCCCTGCGGAGGCGGCGGTGATGGCGGCGGAGATTGTTGTGTAGTCACCGCCCCCTGCGGCATCTACGACAATAGTGCTACCGCTGAATGTCGGCTCGGGTGGTATGTCGGGCATGGTGACGAGGGGATACTCCCCTGCCACTTCCTTGCGATGGAATACCACATCATCAGCGGTGGGCATGACGATTGATTGGTTGTAGGCACGGTCAAGGGTGACGCCATCGCCTGTGATGGTAGTGCCAGATATTCCGCCCACATTGGTGTATTTGTAGATGGTTCCAGAAACAACCCATATCGTGATTGTCGGAGATGGCTGGAATTGTGGATACTCGCCATCGGCAATGCTCCAAGTGAGTGGATGCCAAAGCTCGAAGTTGGATGCGGTCTGCATCTCCGCTGTGGTCAGCCCTGTTCCGCCATCGGATGTGGTGAATCCCGATGTGGTGGTGTCCCAATATGAGCCAAGGACTTGGCTGGTTTCATTAAGTCCTACCAAACCGCCATCTGTTGAGCCATCTGGGATGCCTGTGGAGTAGCAATCAATGATGATGGATGAATCATGATTATATCCTACCAAACCACCTGTATATGAACCAGTCGCAGAACCAGTAGCATAGCAGTTGGTTATGGTTGATGAATTATCGTTCAATCCGACCAAACCACCTGTGTGTGATGAACCAGTCGCAGAACCAGTGGCGTAACAGTTGGTTATGGTTGAATAATAATTATAACCGACCAGCCCGCCCGTGCTTTCTGTACCACTTACATTACCAGTCGCATAACAATTTGTGATTGTGGATGAATCACGATTATACCCGACCAATCCGCCTGTGTATGTTCCACTCGCAGAACCAGTAGCATAGCAGTTGGTGATTATGGATGAATAATAATTATAACCGACCAATCCGCCTGTGTGTGATGAACCAGTCGCAGAACCAGTGGCGTAACAGTTGGTTATGGTTGATGAATCACGGTTGTAACCGACCAATCCGCCTGAGTATGATGTGCCTGTTATTTCATAATCCACAACTCCAACATCATATATTTCCGAACTAGATGTCCTTCCGAACAATCCGCCATAACCGTCAGCATTACCACCAGCGGAGAACAGTCCTGTTATTGTATGACCGTTACCATACAAAGCACCCGTGAACGGTGTGGCGACATTGCCAACAGGCTCAAATCCAAGATAACCGCCACTTCCGTCAGGGTTCCATGTTGCCGTGGCTGATGCGTCAATGTCGTTTGCGAGATAGTATGTTGCGGAGAGGTCATCCTTAATCGCCTGTAATTCAGTGACATTGGTAATTGCCACTGCACCAACAGGCGCATCACGAATAAGGGATTCATCATAGCCAATTGTTCCGCTGGATTCATATGCGGACACATCTGGAAACTCAGAGGATTGTGGTTCTATTGTGGCACCATCACCGTATCGTGACGTTAAAGTGCTATCGGTGTAATGAACCATGTCGTATGATGCAACGAGGTCATCCTCATCTATCTCGATGGTGGGGACTACCACCGTCTGGTTTGTCCATGAATCATGGGAGTAGAACAGGGTGATGTCCCCTGCATCGCTGAAGATGTCCACCAAGGTATCGGAACCGTAGTATTGGACATAGAAGGGGATGGATGCGAACGGGGTGTCATCATCCCGTGAGAGTGTGAAGTGGAAATGCTCGTTATCGGTGCGAGGTGCGTAAACAGTGTTCCCGCTGTCCGTTCCCGTGCTGTTCTTCAAGAGCAGCCGCAGAGTGCCGTTGGCGGATGGGGTGAATACGATCCGCTTGGCCTTCTTGAAACCAAGGAACTCATTGGGCACGGGGGAGACAGTCCCTGCGAGTGTCATGTCTGCCGTTCCAGCGAAGTCCTTCAGTTTGCCTTCCGTCTCGGTGTCGTCATAGGTGGCGATGACATCACCAGCGAAACCGGGGATGTCGTCGAGGGGTGAGCCTGTCAGGGTGGATGCGGTGGGTGACCGCTTGGAATCCCTTTGGACTATGCCCTGCATATGTAGGATACGGTCACGGCTCATCGCTGGGTGATGGTCATCGGGTGCGTATATACCCTCGTTGATGGGTTGATTGACATCGGGGTTCATCGTTATGTTGCAGGGATTGTTGCGGTTCATGTCATCACCGGGAAAAAGGGTTGTTTAAGGGGTTTAGTAGGTATATCCCACCGAGGCGTTGGCGGTCACGGCATTGCCGTTTCCGTTGACTATCTTCAACAGTTTGATGCGGACGTATGGCGATACGTTGACCACCGCCTCCTTTATCGCGGTATCGTTCCCCGCTGTGGGGACATTGACTATCCACGATGCGATGGTCGGCCATGATTGGTCCTCTCCCCGTCCGAGGAAGTGGAATGCGACCACATCGCTGTCCCCAGCGTCGGTGGATACGACCTTGCAGGTGATGGTGGACTGTTCCGCCCTCAGGACGGATGCCTCCGCACCCACGGTGGTGTAGCTGTCGCTACCCGGAACGGTAACGTCATCGGCATATGATGCCACCCCACCTGCGGCGGCACTCCGAGCCACGTCACCACCCTCTGAAGGTCGCTATCCACACACCCATGTCGTCGGTGCTGCCTTCCTGACTGCCATCCACAAGGTCGTAGAACATCAGCTTCTGGTTGTCAAGGTCGAATACGGGGCATCCGAACTTTCCACTCTCGTTGCTGACGCAACTGACCATACCGACAACAGAGTTGGGCATGGTGACCGCAAGGTCATCGGAGAGGTCCTCGCCACCCGTGGTGTAGCTGGTGATGTCCAGCTTGAGGGTGGTCTCGATGTAGTTCTCCAAACTCACTCGGGAGCCGAGTGTCGTTGCTGTATATGTCATAGGTCATCCTCCTCTTCTTCCGGTTCCGGTTCAGGCTCGGGTTCAGGCTCGACATCCTTCGGTTCAGGGGGGAGAGGGGTCTTGCGAGGCCGCTTCTTGGACTTCTTCCTCTCCTTTATCTCCTTGACTGAATCTGGTTCAGCGACATCGAGGGGCTGACGTTCCCAACGGGAATCCCCGTTGGCGATCTTCGCCTCGATTGCTCTGATGACATCCTCATTCTGGATGTCGCACCATCCTCCGCCGTTGGGGTTCTTTCCGGCATCGGGGAACCGGACCGTCCTGCCGCTCTCGAGGACTATCTTCACGAATGTCCTGCGGCCGGGTCCTTTGAATCTGTAATTCACGTGTTCACACTCCTATTGCTATAAAGGGCATCTCGCCGACATCGGTGGCGGCATCTACCGCGGTTCCGGCCGCCTTCTCCGCACTTCCCGTCCCACGGACAATGACCTTGTTGTCGCTGTCGCTGAACCAGCCGATGTAGCCGGTCTCGGAGGGGGAGAGGATGAGCTGACGCAGTCCTTGGATGAACTGGAACTCCGAGGGGTCTATGACCTCTCCTGCGGCGGTGTAGCTCGTGATGTCGATTGTGCCGTAGCACATGACCACCCTGCCGACGTTCTCCCTGCTGTTGATTGTGAGTGTATGCGTCATCGTCGCACCTCACTCTATGTCGGTCAGCTTGAACTGTGCGCCGGGGTATGTCACCCACACGTTGCCCTGCATATGCCACGCATAGCGGTCCTTGTAACCATTTGCGAGGTAAGGGTTGCCTGCGGTGGAGTGGAACTCCACACCGTTCAGCATGGACAGCCGGACAGTGGATGTGTCCAATCCGAGGATGTCGGGCAGACCGCTGTTGGGCTCGGGCATCACGCTGTCGACGAACAGGGGGAATCCCTTGTAGGTGTCCACGAGCATGGAGCCTTCCTGACCGGGTGCGGTGTTGACGCCGTTCAATCCCACAGTGACCGGGCGCTCATAGCCGAGGCGCTGCTTACCTTCGACCAACTGCGTGAGGACATTCAGAGTGTCGTGTCCCGTCAGCAGTATCCCGCCACCGTAGGGGGAGGTCGCCGGGAGCCGTGCCTTGCCGGCCTCGGTGATGCATTCATCGAGGTAGGACAGGTTGAACGTCCTCGGGGTGTCGGCGGCCGACGTGTTGTAGTTGACGTAAGCGTCAGCCCACGAGGCGGCACTGTCGCGGTCGACGTTGTAGAAGTCGGCACTGTTGTCAACGACGCCGGCCGATGCGTTGATGTGGTTGTAGCTCTCGATCAGCCCATGCAGGGATGCCATGTGAGCATCACCGGGGGCGCCGTCGTTCACGTCATAGAGCAGGTTGAGGTTCAGCCGCGCATAGAACTGCTGACGCTCGACCTCCACTGTGTTGGCGGCGGCGAGGACATCATCCTTGTTCTCAAGGTTCATCTGCAGGTGGCTTATGGCGGTTCCGTGGTGCAGGTCCTTGGGCTTGACCTCGACCACCGCATAGTCTGCTATGACATCGGCGGGAAGGCCGCTGTCCTCGGCGAGGCCGGGCAGTGCCGTGGACGATGCCGTGGTGAGCGCACGGAAACCGCTATGCTCATGGACAGCCTTCCCCATGAGGGAGAAGGTGTTGGCGGACTGCACTATATTGGCTTCCGCCATAGCGCCGTAGATGATGTTGTTCACGCCTGTGGTGTCCGTTGCCATCGGACCGAGGCTTCTCTGTGCCTCCTGCGGATTGGATGCGAAGAGGTCGGAGAGGGACTCCATGATGACCTCTGCGGGCTGGTCGTAGAGGTTGTTCCTCGCGACATAGCCCATGAAGGGGGCGTATCCCCGCTTCTCCCAATCTTTCAGGAACGCCTTCTCGTTGAGGCGGCTTGACTTACGAATAGGTTCATACATATTACTTCCTCCCGAAGAACACCCTGCTGATGGCTTCGGTATCCCCCTCACCGTAGGAGGCCGTCTCGACCTTGGCGAATGGGGCGGGGGTGTGAGTGGTCGCTTGGAGCAACTGCGTGCGCAATTCCTCTATCGTCCTCTCGGTGGTCGTCTTGAACTCGGCGAACTCCTCGGAATGCAGGGAGCGTTCCTCCTCCTTGACCGCAGTCCTTGCGGACTTCCTTACTGTTCCCGAAGAACCCACCGCCACCGTTGATGACTTCCTGTTCCGTTCATCTTCTTCCTCTTCTTCCTCGGGTTCCTTGCGTTCCAGCATGGAGCGCAACTCCTGGAATCCCGTCTCAATCATGGAACGGGTCTCGGTGTTGGCGGTCTCCAATGCTTCAACGCGGGAGCCGAGGCTTCGGACAATCTCCTGGAGGTCTTCGCCTTCGGGAGCGTCCTCTCTCTTGACTTCTTCGGTCATAATCTTATCCTCCTTGTCCCTGGTACGGGCGTTGCCGTTGGCGATGCCCAACGCCAGGGGGTTGCTCGGTGTGTTGGTTAGGCTGAATTCCTTAATGTCCGTTGTTATCAGACGGTACTCGCATAACTCATCATCGCAGACCCAATGCATACCGCCGTCGGTGTATGCGCCGATGGAGAGCCCGAGCATGACCTCCCCATCATCGTTGAGCCGTCTCTTCATGGCATCCCACAGCATGTCGTACTTCTGCTGTCCCCGATAGAGTGTACCGAGGACATAAATGCCGACCTTGCCGGAGGGATGCTCTCTGACATCGTAATCGTAGATGGTACCGTAGGTTCCGGCACGGTGCATGAGTGCGACCTCGCCACCGTTGTCGATGAAGGGGGGCATACAGCGTGCCATGGCATCGATGTCGAAAACAGTCTCGTGGCCATCCTGCACCTGGACACTCGCCCAGGCGGAGAACCACCGAACATCATCCTCAAGGGTGGAGAGCGCCCTCCACGCATCCCGCCTGGCGAGTTGCCAAGGGCCGGGGTGGGCGTTGTAGAGTTCCCTCCACTTCTCCTGCTGTGCCTCATCGAGGGACAGGCGGACTTGTGTGGGGAGTTCCTCAATCGTCTCGTATGGCATGGGTGCTCTCCTTGATGTCGATTTCGATGTCGTATCTTTTGCCGTTGATGGTCACTGTCGCCTTGACCCCATCCATTATGTTCAGGACGGGAGTGATGTTGAGGTCTATCCCCGTCATAGTTTCCTCCTTGAGTATCCTGAAATGACAAGACCGCCTCTGTCGGTGATGCCTTTGTCCTCGATTATCTTCTGTGCTTCGGATACGATGCGGTCGGAGATGGCATACATCCCTTCCTTGGATATGTCCACCTTGTTGAGTTCCGAGCGGACTTTGTTCACGGCAGGGGTGAAATAGGGCTGGGGCCTTGTCCCCTTCTCGAATATCTTCTCCTGTATCTCGTATGCCCTCTCCAATGCCCTCTCCTTGTCGGTGATGTTGAGTTTCCGCCGTGTCCAAACAAAGAGGGGCTCTATGGGGGGGTTCGAGCCGGGCGGTCTACCATACTCCACGTCCGAGGCGTACTCGGCGGAGAAACCTGCCTCCACCGGTTGCATGAGGCCCTCATCCTCCATGAGTTGCTCTATCTGGTCAATGGGGATTTCAATGTCAAGAGTGAGTTGGCCTCGGCTCAATCGTAGACCCTCCTGTATGTGTGACGGCAGTTGATGTGCGGCGTCCAATCGTCTATCATGCGGAAGCCGGGGGATGCGTATCTCATGCCTTCTTCCCTGACGATCTGCTTGAGGCGTTGGAGAGGGACGCCTTTACCTTCCTGCTTGATGCGGTCTTTGATTGCCTTGCACACCCTCGTCGTTCTGTGGTCATTCGCACCCACCCAATCGTAGATGGCGTCGGGAGGGTCGTTGGCGATGGTGTCCTGTTCCCGAGAGATGTTGGCGACCCGCCGGGATTCCGTACGGGCGATGGTCTCCGCCTTGTAGTAATCGAGATTGAAGGCGTCCTGCACCCTGCCGATTATGTTGTTTATCGACCATCCTTCGGGTTTGGACATCTCATCGATTAGGATGCGGTAGAGGTCCTCTACCTTGTCGGGGGCTATGGACTTTATCACGTCCTTGACGTAGTCGGCGGCGAGGGCGAGGTTGAGCGTCAGCTCGGGGCTGTCTTGGAGATATTGCCTGTTGGCTATGGATGTGATGAAGTCCCATTCATCCTCGAAGTCGATGAGGGGCTTCCGGTTGTCGTCGAGGTCGCCATAGTTCGATTCCCTCATGACCTCCACCGGCTGCGGGGTGCGGTCGTGGACGATGGTGTCGCTGACGGCTATCTCCCTATTCTTGTATGTGACATCGAAGCCGATGTCGGAGAGTATCCGCATGACCTCCGCCTGTTTGAGCATGACCTCCATCTCGGCAAGGGTGTCCTCATCGTCCTCACGGGCTATGCGGAGGTTCCAATCGGTGATGGTGGGGAAATGGGCAAGGAGGGGGGTAAGGTGGGACTGCTCGAAGTGGGTGCGGACCTGTTCTATCTTCTGACCCCACATGGCCTGTTGCTCGGATTCCACGTTGAGGCCTCCGGCGTCGGTCATGTCGTTGAGCATCATGGCGGGGAAGTTGAACTTGGAAGCGATGTCGAGGACCATCCGTCGGCGGAGTTCCCACATCTCATTATTGGGGTCCTCCATCAGTTTCACCATCTCCATCGAGCCATTGTCCCCGAGGGAGAGGAACGAGGGGAGGTTGGGGTTCTCCTCCTTTGCCTCGACGAGCTTACGGACATTGGTGGTGAGGGTGTCCTGATTAGGGGATGTCACGCCGATGATGGCAGGGAGGTGGACATTCTCGTAGTAGTCCCTTACCCTGTAGTCGATGTTGATTATGGCGTTGCTGACATCGGCGGCACGTAGTATCTCAGGATAACCGTAAATCATGCCGGGGTTGTATTCTGAGGAATGGATGACCTCGTCCTCGGTGTAGAGCATGTCGTTGCCGGTGCGGGTCTGATAGGCGATGGGGAAAGTGGGCTTGTCGCAGATGCGGCAACGGAGGCGGTCGGTCTCCGCGCGGTGTATGAGGCAGGTGCGTCTGTTCTCGTCAAGTCTGCCATGGCGGTCGTAGACCTTGACCATGTCCCGAGGGTCTACAGGGATGACGCCCTTCACCACACTGTGGACATCGTCGCCATTGAAGAGGTAGGACTTGGTCATCACCCAATAGGCGTTATCGGCTACGGTGCGGTGGCGCTCGGTGAGTTTGCAGACGTCGAGTAGGGACATCCGGCTGTCATTGGCACGGTCGAGGTATGATGTGCCGTTGAAATGGGCGAAGTGGCCTTGTTGTTCTGGGTCGGGTTCACGGAACTGCGACGATCCGCAGGAGCATTCGTCGACGGTGTCATTCCACTCCCTTCCGCACTCCAGACATTTGGATGTGAATCTCGGCTCCCAGTGGAAGCCGTTGCGGAACGTGTAGTTCACGAGGTTGGTTACGATGGTGGAGAACGGAGAGCACTGCCCCTCGTAATAATACGCCATCTCCAGTAGGCGTGAGAATGTGAGGTTCGCCGTTGACGTCTCCCTTGGAAGGTCAGGCTTGGGGGTTCCTGCGAGGGAATCCTTGCCCTTGCCGTGGGTGACGTAACGGGCCATCATCTCAAACGGCGACCTCATATGGTCGTTGAGGGTGGTAGGGGGCGATACTGTGTTCTCTTTGTTCGCTGGAGAGGATTCGAGGAGAGTGCCGTATGCCCCCATGGGATTTATTAGGGATGTTGTCAATATATAAGTATTACCTTACAGGGTCATACGATAATGATTGTGTCCCGTTTGAGGACGACCTCCGCCTCGAGCATGTGCTGTTTGGTGACGATGTGCACCGCTACGCTGTCGCCTTTACCCATGGAATAGTGCGTCTTGATGCCCTTCTCGGCGAGTGACATCGCTTTATAGACCTCGCCATGATTGTATTCTATCTCCTCGGGGTGGGAGAAAGTCCTCCGCATGAGTTCATTGGTACCTGCGACGATGGCGACGGTGGAATACATCAGACACCTCTGAGATGGGCGATGATGTTCGATGCCCCGACGATCGCCCTTTCATCAGGTGTGATGAGTGCCGGGACTGACTGCAGTCCGAAGTATGACATCTCCGCCATGCCTTCCGGGGATAGTGCATCCATGGTGATTGCTATGCTGTCGAGGTTCGGTATCGCCTTGCGGACGGTGACGCATCCGGGACAGTTATTTGTCGTTAGGAATTTGTACATGTGTCTAATCCTCCTTCTTATCTGTGTTCATTTGTAAATCACGTTCCGATGGTTTTGTTTTTTGATTAGATGTCTGTCTAAATATTTATCGGTTCATTGAACAGATGCCATCTTAACAACCGCTTGAATACGATTGCATTCTCGGTGAGATACACGTCATCGGATAACGCATAACCCTCTGTGATACATTCGAACTTCCATACGAAGTCCTTGGCGGCATCCACGCCCGTTTCCCCGTAGGCGTATAGGTTAAGTTCCCTATTCTCCACCCATACGCACTTCGGCTCGGTATCGTCATCCATGAAGTCCGCATAGATGGGGTTCTTGCAGTCTATCACCTTGATGCGTGGCATATCATATCCTCTTGAAGTCTATGCGGTTGAGCCAATGGTCTGTGTTGCCACAGAACGAGCAACCGGCCATGATGCGGTTGTGCTTGGTCGACCAGAACTCGGGGATGCGTTTCATGTGCAGTGTTCCGCAGGACGGGCAACGCCATTGCATCTGGAGAGGTTCGTGTATCTCGCCCAATTGCTCATAGGCTATCTTCTCGGGGAGGACGTCCATGGGGAGCCATGTCCTGTCAGGGGTCTTGGCGAGCCTGTCCTTGAGGATGGCGTCGTTACCTTGGAAATACCTCCCCTCGATGTCTTTCTTCTTCATGTTGTCGTTGATGCGTTTCATCTTCCGATCCATGATGTGGGCGTATTCCTCGGAGAAGCTGTCCTTTGTCGGTTTCTCGTATATGGGGACATGCTCCCTCTTTATGTCATGGTCGTCCTGCCCGTATCCTTGTCTTTTCAGTTTCATCATTGCCATGAGAATCCTCCTGCTGTCTGCATCCTCCTGCCGGGGGCGAACAGCCCCTCTGTAGTGGGTGCCTTCGTTGTCGGTGTGTCATACTTGTTCAAGTGGGAAAGCCCTTGGGAGAGTGCATCAACGATGTCGTCATGCTCTCCTGAGGGGAATGACGCACACTCCTCGATTGCGGTCGGTGTCCACTCCGCCTTGGATGGCAGGGATAGGCGGCCGCCTTCGATTATTGACGCTATGGCGTTGACCCGGGACACCTTGTCCTTGTCCACCCGGATGGCCTTGATGGGGATGTCGGTGTTATGGCGGAGGTCTTGGATGAGGGTCTGCCCCGATGCGCAGTCCTCGATGAGCACGATGTCGGGCTGGTGCTGTTGATAGTGGGATATTGCCATTCTTCGCATATCGGGATACTCCCATTTGCCGCGTATCATGTCGATGGCTTGTATACCGGTGTCAGTCTTGCGAAGCGTCCAGCATACGCTGTAATCGTTCTCCTGTCCGGACTTGAAGGCGGTGTCCCATGATTGGATGGTGATGCCTTCGGATGGGGTGTCGTGGAACTGCCACCACTCACGCTTGATGATGTTGCCCTCGTCGGTGGATGGGTTGCCTTGATAGAGGGCGTTGAAGGTACGGGTACCTACAGTCTCCCTGATGCTCTGAAGAATCTCCACGGGATAACGTTCCGGCCATAGTGCCTTGTTGTCATTGTCGATGGCAGGAAGGTGGAGTACCTCCCATTGGTCTGCCTCCGGGTTCAGTTCCGCCTGTTTGAGCAGACGGCCTGCGAGGTCATCCCAGTGCCATCTGGTTTGAATCAGTATCACGGAACCTCCGGGGTGCAGACGGGTGTATGCGGTGGATGTGTACCAATCCCATATCTTGTCCCTCATGGTCTGCGACATCGCCTCCTCCATGTTTTTCAAGGGGTCGTCGATAAGTATGCAAGAAGCCCCCTCGCCGGTGATTGGCCCCCCGACACCTGCAGCGATGTATGATGGGCGGTTGTTCTCCTTGCCGGAGATCATCCACTTCCGTGAGGTGTCCTTCTCCAATTGGTATTTCCATATACGTTGGTACTTCTCCGACTGCACGATCCTGCGTGTCGCCTCGGAGAAGGTTGTGGCGAGGTCGGCTGAATAGGAACAGGCGATTATCTGCTCTTGGGGATTGTTGCCCAGATACCATGCCGGGAACTGTATGGAAGTAGTCTCACTCTTGCCGTGACGGGGTGGGGTGATTATCATCAGCCGTTTGCACTTCCCGTTAGCCACCTCCATGAGCTTGTCGCACATCTTCCGCAGGTGTTCCGCCTCGATGAAGTTGGGGATGGTGTAGCGCATGAACTCGTAGAGGTCATCCTCCGCCTTGATGAGTTTGCGCAGTTCACTCGCTATCAGTCTCTTCGGTGAGGGCATCGAGCATCTCCATAAGTTCCGCCTTGCTCATGTCCTTGACACGGGATTCGATGGCAATGGTCTTGGGTGTCTGCTTGAGTGCGCCACGGTTCTCCAGCCACTTGTTCCAATCCATCAGGACACGCCATGCCTTCTCCTTGTCATCGTTCCGCATGAATGAGTTGTATATGTTCTCGAACGCTGTCTGCGTGAGTGACACGGCATAGTCGCCAAGGGATTCGGACAGGTAGGACTGTATCTCCTTGACATCACGGGAGATTATCTGCTGTGACACGCCATAGAGTTTGGCGAGTTTGGATTGCTTGATGCCATAGGGATGTCCTGCGTCTATCATCTTCTGCAGTATGTCCGCCCTCCGCTGATGTGCATTGAACTGGTCAGGGGGGAGATCGTCGGGAATGTCCGCCACGAGATAGTTTCGGTCAGAGGCCATTACATCAAAATACAACTTGTATATATATAAGAATTAGGAAAGGTGTTTAGGGGTGCTCTCACTCTTTTATCACCAGTCTGCTGTACTCAGGCTTGGACTGTGCATCCGCAACCGCATAGCACATATCCGTCGTTTTGTTCTTGGGTCATTAAATCACCACATATCCCTTGGCGGTCAATTCGGCCTTGACGTGTTGAATGGATGTCTCATCCACAGTCCACATACGGGCGTCCGGGTCCCATAGTTGTTGTTTAAATGGGATTATGGATGCCTCCACACCCTCTCCTTGGACGAAATGTATCCGAGATAGCGGAGGTGCTGCTGGACCTCCTTGGGCGTGGGTGCCATCTTGGGGTGGTGCTCGGAAATCGTGTCCACCACTGAGTGGACAGTGATGACGTTCAGTTGTGATGCGGCTGTAGCGACCATCTCACGGATGGACGGTGGCTTGGGAACATTGCTCCATCCCGGCATCATTTCACCTTGTACCATGTCGATGACCCGGTGGACAGGGAATATCGGGCGAATGCGGGATGCCGTGCGAGTTCTATGCCGACATATCTGCGGTAGTTCTTCGGCAGGTCGAGCTGCCTTGTTACTTCCCGAGTGGAGATGTACTTCCCCTTGGGGATGGCCGAGAGATGGGTCCTTATCACTTCTTGGAGTTTGGTCATTCACTCAACCTCCGCAACGCCTCGGCATGGAATCTGATGACAAACGCCATCTTTTCAGCCCTCTTACGGTGGATGGGAACATTTGCCATCATTAGAATCTTCCCGATTATTCTGTTGCATGACAGACATACGCCTTCGACCATGTGTTCAGGAAGGGCCACACCATCGCATATCCTACAATGGATTCCCTCTCCATTCGCCAACCGTTGCCTGTTGAATTCATCACGTTCCTCGGCCTCACGGAACGCCCTCTCAAGGTTTGTTACCTTCTCATCGGTATCTATGTCTATGTCAGTGCCGAATGTGTCGTTCATCTTTGTTCACCTCTTCCTTATTGTTATAACATCTTTTATATCTGGCATATATGGCGCATAATCCCAAAATATAAAGGCCACTGTAATGGACATGACTATTGTTGCAATTACCAAGACATTGACGGATATATCATACAACAACTGATTGGGAAGGATTGTTCCCCCGATGAGACCTATGGTGGACAATATGATGATATAAAGAGTGATGAGGAGAATTGCATCCACCTCAATATCTACTTCATATTCGCCTATGTTCATTGCAGTTCCTCCCTTCCACATTCGATTAATTCGCCCAGCCGTTCATACAGTAATTCGATTTCTTTCTCCTTCAGCAACACCCCTCCATATGTCTCATCACCTTTCTCGATTGAAACGTGCAATCCGTTGTAAGCACCCCATAACACCAAGTTCAGTTCCTTGGTATATCTGCAAGGGATTTCTATCAGTTCACTCATTCCTCTTCCTCCATTTCATTGGGCATTCTTCGGGAACCCTGTCGAGTATCGGGGTTATCTCCAACCGTTCATCCCTCGGCGTGTCTGTCTGGTCTACTCTGTAATGGTTGCATATCAGTTCGGTGATGACGTATTCCGTTTCTCCACATTCCTCACAATATTTCTCGAATACCGATACTTCGCAATAGGGACAGTCACCGCAACCACGGATGATTAGATTCAGTTCAGGATGTCCATCATCATCATATTGATTGCCCAACAACCTGATGATACAGGAATCTGGATATTCCCCGTATGGTAACCTGCCATCATACCCGATGCGGTGTTCCATTTCTTCCCTCGCCGGATGGTTGCAAAATTCCGTATGTTCAGGAGGATCCCACCTTGTTCCCATATCGGATGACCACCCACAATATGGGCATTCCTCGCAGGAGTAGATTGATTCGGTCAATAACCATTCTTTATCATTCATTTGTATAAAACTATGTGTCATTCCTCTTCCTCCATATTATTTTCAACATGATTGTATAGGCTTGAACACACCCAACACAATAGGTATCCATCCTCTACGATGAGATTGCGTGATGTGAGGTCCCCCGATGGGTTTTCAAATGCACTATAGAATATATCAATGGCATCGTTGCA